TATATATTTATTCCTATATCAAATTACTAAAACGATTCCACAAATCAATATAAAAAACATTGAAATATAGATAAATACGATCAAATGTCTTACTTGCAAAATCTACTAGACATACATTTTTACATAATATCCATAAACGCCCAAAAGTTAAAAAAACTTTTTATATAGCATTTTACTCTATAATAGTTTGATTGTATAGTAAAATACTATATATTTGCATCATCATTCAATCACGCACAAAGATACGATAAAGATTGAAATAACGAAATGGCATAAACATGCCAAAATGATATAAGGTCCTTTAGCTCAGACGAACAGAGCGACGGTTTCCTAAACCGCAGGTCCCGGGTTTGAGTCCCGGAAGGGCCACTAAAAAAGAGTTCTTTGACTTATTGAATAAAATCCTTATCCCCATAAGAGGATATACGCAAGAGATATAGGTATGGCGAGTAAGGTTATGATAGGCGAAGATACCGGAAGGGATGATGATCCCCGCTCCCGATGTAGTTTGATCGGTTCCGGCGTTGGAGTCTACATATTTAATAATGTATATACAAAGGTTAGATATTACGTCGTGTCAGTGAAGTACGGATATTTCCGTATCGGTGTCAAACTGTCTATCTAACGCATAAGATACACTCCCCTACCCGTCTATGATTCGGGTTCGAAACCGTTGGAGGTTGTGGGGGAGCTATTATAAATAAAAAGGAAATGTAAATCATGCAGAAAAAAGTGGAAAGCAAAAGAAAGATCAGAGAAATGAAAGTATCTGAGAAACTATCATTCCCTATAGAAGTGTTGGAGACGGTTAGAAATAACGTGTCTCTGTTAAACGCTAAGTATTATAGAGAGGGAAGAAAATGGTCTTCCGTATCAAACAAGGAAGAAGGGATCGTTTATGTCAGACGCTTAACATGACAGATCATGGAAAGGGTATTCACCGAGTTAACCGAGGAATGTGATTACACGGCCCAGTATTACGCCGTGGGATTCGAGAAAAAGGAGATAGCCGAGAAAAAACACAGGTCGTTGCATACGATCATAAACCAGCTAAGGACGGCTTTCGAGATACTTGGCGTAAGGAACGGAAGGGAATTGGCCATAAAGCTATGCGAGAGACTGTGCGATATAAAGGCTAACGTAAATATACAACAGATGGTTCATTCAGCCGTGGCGTGCGTCTTGCTACTTATCCTTTGCGTGGATTCTCATCTGGAAATGAGAAGGGCAAGGCAAAGGTGCCGGTCCATAGCTAGAATAGAGATATCCTCTAGGGCTTTTAGAGGCTGTAGAGGGAGGAATATAACATTATAACAATAACAATATGGAGAATATAGCGGAATTACCGGCAACCCAAGTGACAGCCGGACAACTAGCGGACTTGATCATATCAAGGCTAGCCACCCAAAAAGAAGAAGATCCATCCCGGAAATACGTTAGGGGACTAGATTCCTTGGCGAAATTGCTCCAAGTAAGTACATCCACCATAGCGAGATACAAGAAGAAGGGGATTTTCGGGGATGCCATAAAACAAAATGGTAAATATATCCTAGTGGACGTAAAGCTCGCTCAGGAAAGGTTTTTTTCCAAAAAGACGAGACCACATTAACAAGTCTTCCGGCTTATGGTCTTATCGCACCTGTGACGCATAAGCAGGAAGAATCTACTTATAATAAAAATTCCCCCACCCGTTATCATTCGGGTTAGAAACCGTTGGAGGTTGTGGGGGATCAAATCTATAAACAACATTAGTATGAGATACATATTTATATCATTTACATTGCTGGCCATGTTAGTGGCTAGCATCTTAAAGGTTTTAAATTATATCAATTGCAGTTGGTGGGTAATAACCTCGCCATTGTGGTTGTACTGTCTATTTCATATCATGCTATTAGTTATAGCATTTATATTTCTTTTTTATCCTTCTAAAAAAGAAAAAACGAATATTGATGATACCTCAAAGTCAAAGGTGGAGAAACTGCTTAAAGAAAACTTCGGAAGACGAAAGAATAACTGATAAACCAAATTTAATCTTATGAAAGAAAGAAGGATTCCACCCTAGGAATTACCTAGGGAAGGTAGCGAACCATAATAAATTCATATTATATCAATATCCGTAAGACAAAGGATTGCGTCCGGTGAGAATCCGGTTATCCAGTTATATTATTATTCAGGGTTACAGGGAGTGCGAGTTCCCCCGGCTACCACGCTTAAATCACATTGCTAATTATTATACACTTCAACCAAAACCTTATACCGCCGTGAGGCAGGCAATTAGGGAATATTAGTTTTTACTTAAACTGTGCCGGGGTGGGATTCCCCGGCAAACGGATGTATGGCGAAATTGGTAAACGCTAATCAGTATGTAAGGTGCAAAATTCCAAGATAACAGCATAAAACCTGCAACTTGCGAGACATACTAGGAATAACCGACTTAAAATCGGGGGCCGCAAAAACACCACCATTTCCGGTTCGAGTCCGGATACATCCACTATTCGCCGAAAGGCGCTTATTCAATCAATTATTTCACGAAAGTGCAACGCAGGTCTCCGTCCGTGAGGATATGAGGCCTTTCTTCCGAATTTTAAAAACAACAATATATATGATAAAGAGAAACCAAGCATGGTTCTGGAAGATATTCCGGGCCATAAAGAGCATTACCATCTTTACTTTTAGGATGGTCTTAGCTACCGTACTAGGGCTAATGTCAATAGTGTCAATATTTGAGTGGTACGATAAGCCATTCAATATCCACCTCTTGATCCTAGGGATTATATCAGTTTTTATTGTGGTACATCAAATCGTGATCATGACCTATGAATCAGAAAAATGATTCCGGGGTATTATACGTGGTACAAGCCCCTTCAAGACTTAACCGCTCAAGGAAAGACTATATACTAGACGAGTTAAAAGAGCTTAGTAAAGAGGAGCTTATAAAAATAAGAAAAGACATTGTAGAACTAATAAACGATAAATAAAATGGCTGCTATAAAATCTTACAAGGGATTTGACAAAAATTTAAAATGCCGGGATTTTCAATATGAAATAGGCAAGGAATATGAGATGGATGGAGAGATCAAGGTGTGTAACAGAGGGTTTCACGCTTGCGAAAGCCCGTTTGATGTTTTTGATCACTATACTATGATAGACTCTAGGTTTTGCGAAGTAGAGCAAGACGGGAATATATCCAAGGAGGATAGAGGGACAAAGATTTGCTCCTCGAAAATAAAAATAAAAGCAGAGTTAAAATTGGCTGACATGATCTATCTTGGAGTCGAATGGCTAAAAGAGATCACATCACCTGAAAAAATAAAAACGAGCATAAAGGATAATTCATCCGGCTACGGTGCCAAGATAGGATCATCCGGCTACGGTGCCAAGATAGGATCATCCGGCTACGATGCCCAGATAGGATCATCCGGCAACGATGCCCAGATAGGATCATCCGGCAACTATGCCCAGATAGGATCATCCGGCAACGATGCCCAGATAGGATCATCCGGCAACTATGCCAAGATAGGATCATCCGGCAACTATGCCAAGATAGGATCATCCGGCAACTATGCCCAGATAGGATCATCCGGCAACGATGCCCAGATAGGATCATCCGGCTACGGTGCCAAGATAGGATCATCCGGCAACTATGCCCAGATAGGATCATCCGGCTACGATGCCCAGATAGGATCATCCGGCGACGGTGCCCAGATAGGATCATCCGGCGACGGTGCCCAGATAGACAGCACAGGCGAAGGCTGTGTCATCATGTGCGCAGGTATTAACTCTGTAGCAAAAGCCTCAAAAGGATCATGGATAACATTATCCGAATGGTCTTATTCTGATAAAAAGCAAAGATATATCCCCGTTTGCGTAAAAACGGAATTTGTTGATGGGGAGAAGATAAAGGCGGATACATATTACAAATTAGCTGGAGGGGTATTTAAAGAAATACAATAGTCCCAAGGCATTGCTTATCGGAGGATCGCATGAGAGACATCTACATCAAAGACCCCGACGGCGAACCGGAGTACGAAGGGGAGGAAGACAACGAGGAATATGAGGAGAGCATGGAGGAGCTTAGGTTCCTATGTGATTCATATAATTGGTAACATCCCGCCCTTACGAGGTGCAACCCCGACCCAGACCGGCAACCGATATCCTAGACAAGTGGTAGGCCATGACGATATCATTGGCCCGGTGGAAAGGGACACGGTAGTGAGGGAAGGGCGGCCGATGGTCTTAGTCCGGGTTCGACTCCCGGAGGCTGACGAAACATTTTAAAAATAAATATTATGCCTATTTTAAAGAAAACAGACGTTAGGCCGCTTAGACCTATTATCATGGTCATTTACGGCACACCGGGAACAGGAAAGACATCCCTTTCCAACACGAGCGAGAACCCATTATTGATCGATTGCGACCGGGGATTTGACCGGGCGGCGAATCAGGTCGACACGCTTACGGCGCAAACATGGGAGGATATTCTCTCCGAGGAAGGCTCGATGAAAGGATATAAAACCATTATAGTGGACACGGCGAAATCAATGCTGGATGATTTCTTGGCCGTATATGGGGTTAAGCAAGATTACAAGCTGAGCAAGAACAAGCTTAAATTGTTCGGTTACATAGCGGACGAGTTCAAGAACTTCGTCAACAGGAGACGATCCGATTGCTCGGATATCATCTTCGTATGCCATGACAAGGAGACCCAAGAGGGAGACTTGATAAAGCATTCCCCGGACTGCACGGGACAATCCAAGGACCTGTTGATCCGTATAGCGGATCAAGTGGGATTTATCACCATGATAAACGAAAAGAGAACCATATGTTTCGATCCTACGGATACCACCGTAGGGAAGAACGTGGCGCAAATACCGCCAACCGTGATACCCGAATGCAACTCAACGGAGTTTCCCTCCTTCATGGCCGGTATAGTGTCAAAGGTTAAAAAGGCCATACAAAGCAAGACCGAGGAACAAAGGATCGCCATGGAAGCGTTGGATCGAGCGAATATAGCGCTGGAAGCCGTGGAGACGGAAGAAGAGGCGAACCGTATGATAGAGATAAAACAATCTCTAAACAAGGTATTCGAGAGACCTTTCAAGGAGAAGATGATAAAAGTCCTAGGAGAGAAAGGATTCGTATTTAACAAGGAAACGGGTAAATTCGTCAAGGATGAAAAGGTTGCTTAGGGTGACCCAACTGGAGAAGTTCAGGCGTTACATAACGGAACATTCCGAATATGATGACGAGCGATCGGTCATAGACAATCTCACCGGGCAATTCACGGGAAACCAGTATACGAGAGTGGGGACGGCCTTCCATAAGATAGTGGAAGGCGATACCCTAGGATGCAAAAAGATCCCGGGGACGGAGACGGAGATCCCGGGGAGGGAGTTCGATATAGACGGCTACCCCGTGAAGCTGGACTTGAAACAATGCAAGACAGCTCTGGAATACAAGGACCGCTTCCCCAATGCCTTCCACGAGATAAGGGAATACATGGACATGGGGGAAATAATCATAACGGGTTGTGCCGATATCATAAACGGACTTGAGATAAGGGATATAAAGACGAAATACTCCCCTATAAAGGACTCCGATTATACGGATAGTTGCCAGTGGAGATTCTATATGGAGCTATTCGGCGTGGGAGACTTCTTTTTCGACTTGTTCCAGTTCGTCGGATACGACAAGGACAAACATGGTTATGATGTCCGTGGACTGGAGCTTAAGCCTTACGCCCCAGCTATCGGATGTCATTGGTATAACACTATGGAGCAAGACAATCGTATATTGCTTAAGGAGTTCGTCCAATGGTCCAAGTTCAGGGGGCTATTCGATAATTTACCAATCTACAAATCATAAAAGAGCATGAGCAAGAGCATAAACCAATGCCTATTGATAGGCAACGTAGGTAAGGACCCGGAAATAAGGACTTTCGATAATGGGGTCAAGGCGGCGACATTCTCCTTGGCTACCTCCACCGGAGGTTACAAGAGGCAGGACGGCACGGATGTGCCGGAGAAGACGCAATGGCATAACGTCGTGGCATGGCGTGGACTGGCCGATATAGCCGAGAAATACATCCACAAGGGAGACAAGGTGACAATCCTAGGGACGATCAATTACAGGGAGTACGAGAAAGACGGTATAAAACGGTATGTTACCGATATATTGGCATACGATATCATGTTATGCGGAAAGAGCGACAGCGCCGGTTCCAGACCTCAAGTGACCGCCAACGACGTTCCATCCCAATCTGATTTCCCGCCTATGGCTCAACCTATAGATGATATTCCTTTTTGATATATGCTTATAAATCCAACAAGCGAGTTCGACCGGGAACGAGCCGACATGTACTATAAGAAATTAATGTCCGGCACCGATCCTTTCGAGATCACGAAGAAAGCGAGGCGAAGGACCTTGAACCAAAACGCCCTTTTCCATCTATGGTGTCAAGTGATATCGGATCATATCGGCTATACCTCCTTAGAAGATTGTAAACGGGATGTCAAGAGGGCTTTGCTAGGGATGAGAGAAGATACGAACAGGATAACCGGGGAGAGGCAAAAGGTAGATTACCAGACTTCCGCCATGACAACCTCCGAACTGTCCTCACTCATGGATAAGATGAAAGTCTGGGCGCAAACCGATCTGGGTTGCTATCTTCCCTATTTCGGCGATCCCGGCTACGAGGAAATGTATCAACAATACTGCAGGAGATGAGAAAAAGCGACAGGCCTCCAAATTACCTGATCGACAAGATCGTGAGGCATGCAAACATTATTATCACAGCCCCTTATGGCAGCGTCAGATACATGGATGCGGCCAGACTCCTTAAAAAGGAGGTCAAGAAGCTAGAAACCTATAAGAAAAATGAGAGATCTTAAATACTGCCTCAATGAGGATTGCTGTAAAAGACATTGCCTTTGCCATCAACGACAAAAGCATTGGAAAGACCCGTCTAAAAAAGATGGGGAAACTGTAAGGCCGGAACCGGTCTTATTTACTGGGAACACCCCTTGCAAGGGGTATATCCCACAATACGAAAGAAAGAAATATGGTATTAATTATTAATAAGTTATGACAAATTGGTTTGAGTGCAAGGTCTCTTACGAGAAAATGCTGGAAAATGGCACGCAGAAAAAAGTAACCGAGCCTTACTTGGTAGACGCCCTGTCTTTTACGGAGGCGGAAGCTCGCATCATCGAGGAGATCCGCCCCTTCATCACGGGTGAATTCACGGTAACAGACATCAAACGAGCTCGTTTATCCGAGTTGTTCTTCAACGAAAACGGTGACCGGTTCTATAAGATCAAGGTTTATTTCATCACGCTGGACGAGAAGAGCGGGTCTGAGAAGAAAACAGCCGCTACCATGTTAGCCCAAGCCTCTAATCTAAAAGAGGCCATCGCCGTATTGGAAGACGGCATGAAGGGTACATTGGCGGATTATACCATCGCCTCGGTAACGGAGACAATGATCATGGACGTGTTCCCGTTCAACGCGGATGTCAACAAGAGAGTCGTTGACATAGACAAAGAAGAGATAGAGAGATCATTGTCCGACTCCGGCAAGTCCATCGAGGACAAGATGATAGAATGTAAGGAGATCATAACCCGTGATCCCAAAGAAGGGGACGGGGATCTTATAACAAGGACGCAATCCTTCATCAGGCAAAAGGCCGGGCATGACAAGGGCAAGTTCAAGGAGGCGGCGATAGAGATAGCCTTGCTACAAAAATTGCCAGCTTCCCAAGTATGGTTCATGGGATGCGGGCAACTCTTAATTGAAGAGCTAGAAGTTTAATAAATAAAAAGATCATGAAGAAATTTATCAACAAACACTGGATATTGATATTGGCCATAGCCTTTATTCCGGCAGGGAACAGAGTTTTTAACCATGTTGACGCATGGCTAGGAATAGTCATTATGTTAACTAGTTCATTATTTATAATTTACAAACTATTTAATTTTATCAAGAATGAAAAGGACAAGTTTTAAGTTTTTTACTATAGCGATAATCGCTATGGTATTTTTATCCTCTTGTGAACGTGTAGCACCTAATTACGCTGGGGTATTGATGGAAAATTATGGGAAACAAGGCAAGGAGGATTTCAAGGTCGTATCGGGTAAGGTATCCACTTGGGAATGGGGGACGGAATTATTCCAAGTCCCATTATTTGATCAAAGAGGTGAGTTTGCGAGCCCTGTTACGTTAAAAGCCGCAGATAATACGGAATTTAACGCACGCCCCACTTACTCATACAAGGTTATCAAGAACAGGGCCATAGACGTTGTTTTCGACAACAAACACATAGACAAGGCCGATACGGAATCAGGCAAAGACGGTTTCATGCAATCATTGGAGGATAATATACTTGAGCCTCGCATCTATGACTTGATCAAGGAAGAGAGTCGTAAACATAAGACAGACAGCTTAATGGCGGATGGAGGATCGCTTCTTTTTGAGAAACGACTTGAGCAGATAGTAGATAAGGAATTCGAGAAAAGAGGCCTTCAATTACTCACATTCTCCGCCCAGCTTGAGTTTTCCAAGGCGGTACGTGAAAAAATAGACAGCAGGAATGAGGTTAACACCAATATATCGGTTTTAGACCAGCAGATAGCGGAGCAACGGAAACGCAACGAGTTGGAGCAATTGAAAACGGAACAAGCGTTAATCACCTCGAGAGGATTGACTAAAGAAATTCTTTATAAGCAGTTTATCGACAAATGGGATGGTCGTACCCCCATTTATGGAGCGATACCCGATTTAATAAAGATTCAGAACTAAGGATATTAATATTAGAGTGTGTTTTTCATGGTATTAGATTTGGGTTAGAATGATTATCCCCGCCGTCCGTGAGGATATGCGGGGATTTCGGGCGGTAAGTATTCCGGGATGAAACGTTACGGAGTGCGCATGACGTAAAGAGGCCGGTTCGATCCCGGCACCGTCCACGAATAACAAACATAAATCATGGGAACAATACAAGATTTAGATCACTTGACAATGGCCATATACCTTATCACCGCGATGCTAGGTCTAATCGCAGTGATCTTGGCCGTATTCTTATTAATAAACGACAAAGAAAGGAGAAATCCATGGGAAAGAAAAGATATGAGTTAGTGATAGCCGTTGATCCGGACATAGATAAATCCGGCGTATGCGTACTGTCTCCATCGACGAGACAGCTAATATTAACGAGCCTCCCCTTCCCTGCCTTGGTTGACTTTATCAAGAAGGCGAGAGAGAAATATAATGGAGTAGACATGGTTGTCATTATCGAGGCCGGATGGCTTAACGAGAAAAGCAATTACCATAAAGCGAGGGGTAAATCCGGCGAGAGGATAGCCAAGTATGTAGGTCGTAACCAGCAAACCGGGATATTGCTTCTCCAGATGTGCGAGCACATAGGGATTCCCTGCGAGGAGGTAAAGCCTTTGACCAAGCATTGGAAAGGGGACGAGGGCAAGATAACCCATGAGGAACTCTCCTACATAGTCGGTCCCTTGCCTAAGAGAACGAACCAAGACCAACGTGACGCTACGATTCTGGCTTGGTGGTACGCCGATCTACCAATAAAAATAAAGACTTGGTGATATGGCGAAGAAGAAAGACGAGCAAGAAAAGGTGAAATGTGGCGATTGCGTGAACGGTAAGCCTCACAAGGGACTAGCTGTATGGTGCATAGTGCTAAATACCGGAAGAGTAGCTAATAGTCTTAGGTTTTGCGATGTATTCAAAAGGAAATTATGATTACATGATATAAAAAACATGCTTATGGAGAATTAGCGTATGGATACAAGGAAAGAGCTGACAAGCTATTTTCCGCACGATAGCAATGCCAGAAACTCAGATAAGCTGATTCGTTTACGAATGAAGCATAAGGCCGCCGGATATGGTGTTTTCTTCATGATATTAGAACGTCTTAGAGAGGAGCCAAACTATATGAGTGTCAAAGATTATAACATGATAGCCTTTGACCTTCGTGAGGACGCATCCTTAATAAAGTCCGTCATTGAGGATTTCGGGTTATTTGTCTTTACCGAGGACGGTAAGTACTTCTACTCCGAGAGTTTCAAGCAAAGGATGGGATTCAAGGACGAGAAATCAAGAAAACGATCAGAAGCCGGGAAGTTAGGCATGGCTAAAAGATGGGGAAATAACAATGTTATAACAAATCCGCAAAATAACGATAACAATGTTATAACAAAAACGGATGAAATTATAACAAGAAAAGAAAAGGAAAGGAAAGGAAATAAAAATAGAGAGAGTCTTAATACGCGTGAGACGCTTTTCGATAATTTCAAGAATGAGTTATTGAAGGACGAGGAATGGCGCAGATACGCTTGCCAGATATCGGGATTGAGCGTCGCTTTCAATGACCTCATTCCCGGCGAGCTGGATAACTTCCTAGCTTGGATGGTATCCACCGGGGAGGGCGATACGCTAAAAACGATAGATGACGTTAAGAGACGATTCACCTATTGGTGGCAAGGAACAGGACTAAGGGCTTATAATCAAAGATATGGAGGAACAAGAAAAGAAACTTTCGGAGGCTATACAAGCCATGCGGGGGCCTACGGAAAAAGAGAGGCTCCAGCAAAAACAGGTGTTCAACCTAGTGAAGAAGCACGCAAGGACTATACAGAACGTTTCTAGGTACGATCTCTCGGACGATACGGAGTACATCAGCCACGCCCGGATGATAAAGGCGCTAGGTTGTAATTACCTAGGGATCGAGAGGCGGCAATTCGAGACAGACAGGGGGAATGACAAGGTTTTGAGATTCCTGTTGTATTATTTCAACGATTGCCCGTTGGCCGAGTCCGTATTCCCGGAGGAGAACTATAAGCTGCACAAGAACCTCCTTATCGTGGGAGATCCGGGAACGGGCAAAACGCTCATGATGCAGATATTCGCCGATTACCTGAAATTGACGGATAACCCCAAACGCTTCGTGAACCTATCCGTGACCCAGATGATGAACTATTACAAGATCCATGGTCACATAGACAGGTTCACGTACAACGAGGAGGCCGGGAAAGGGAGCATGGAAGGGAACCCGTTCGATATCTGCCTTAACGATATCGGTCTTGAGACGGAGAACCAGAAAAGCTACGGCACCAGCCTTAACAGCGTAATAGACGAGTTCCTATACGCGAGGTACGAGATATACCAGTCCCATCAGAAGAAGTATCATATCACTTCCAACCTATCCGTCACGGATTTCAAGAATCGGTTCGGAACTAGGCTGGTGGACAGGTTCAAGAGTTTTAACGTGATAATCCTAAACGGAGAAAGCAGGAGAAGATAACATGGAAATAACAGAGAGATTGAGAAACACCCCTACCGGTTTGATCGTGTTGGTAGGAGACATGAAAATTATCGTGGAAAAGTACAGCCCGTATTACAACGGGCAGAACAAGATCCCGTGCAGGGGATGCGTCTTCCGGGACGAGGGTGCGAGATTTTGCGAGTACAGCAAGGCTTGCATGGCCCATCTGAGGCCGGACCATGAAAGCGTAGTTTTTGCTAAAACGAGAGAGACATGACACATGGATCATTATTTTCTGGTATAGGAGGATTTGAGACTGGAGCGGAATGGGTTGGCATAGAGACTCTGTGGAACTGTGAGATCGAGCCATTCCAGAGGAGTATATTAAAAAAACATTTTCCAAACACAAAGCAATATGAGGACATCAAAGAATTGTCAAACCCCGGATATGTGGACATCATTAGTGGAGGATTTCCGTGTCAAGACATTAGCATTGCGGGAAAAGGTGTTGGTATCACCGGAAGTCGCTCTGGACTATGGAGTGAGATGCATAGAGTCATACGGGAAGTTAGACCTCGATACGTCATCATTGAGAACAGCCCAATGCTCCTTGTTCGAGGTTTCGAGCGAGTCCTTTGCGATCTTTCCAAAACAGGGTATGATGCGGAATGGCAATGTCTATCGAACGCCGCCTTTGGATTCGACCATCATCGTGAAAGGGTGTACGTTATTGCCTACTCCAACGAAATCAAACAACAAACGTGGAGGGTTCAAGAGTGGAATAAGGCTCAAACAATATTTGTCCCGCCACCAAAACAACACGGTAGATTTCCTCTCTCTGAAAGGATTTACAAAATGCCAGATCGTGAGCATATTGGAATCAATGATGGGATTCGCGATTGGACACACAGAGTTGGATCGATCGGAAATGCGGTAAATCCGACGGTCGCCAAATACCTGTTTGAGTGTATTAAAATATTCGACAGCAATTTAAAGAAAGACATTCATCATAGTTGAAAGCTGCATTCATCTATGATGAGAGTAAATAAAAATCAAATATTATGGCTATAAGCAATGTTTACAACGAGGATTGTATGGACTATATGAGAAACATTCCTGATAAATTCTTTGATCTAGCTATCGTAGATCCACCGTATGGTATAGGAGAGGACTGGAAGAAAAGGAATAATGGGTATAAATTCAAGGATACATCCTATAAGAATAGCCCTATCAAGGATGCGTCATACTTCGATGAGTTAAAAAGAATTAGCAAGGATCAGATCATATGGGGATATAATTATTACACCCAATATCTAGGAAATACCAACTATTTGATTGTTTGGGACAAGATGAGCAACAATAACGATGTGTTTAAATACTCGAAATGTGAGATAGCCTACGTGTCAAAAAAAATCCCATGCAATCTTGTCTCCATTCCGTGGGATGGATATAGGATGGGGCATGAGACCGGAAAGAGAAAGATACATCCACACCAAAAACCGCTCTCATTGTATTTATGGATTTTGAAAAATTACGCCAAGCCCGGTGACAAAATTTATGACTCTCATTTGGGGAGCGGAAGCAGCCGTATAGCCGCCTATAAAATGGGTTTTGATTTTTACGCAACCGAGATAGACAAGGAATATTTCAATGCCCAAGATAAAAGGTTTAAGGAAGAATGCCTAGGTGAAATCATATTACCTAGTGGTAAAAAGATAATACAGACATCAATGTTTCAATTATAAATAAAACGATCATGAAAATGGAAAAAGAAACTATAAAGAACAAAGTATTTGAGATCATTGAGAGTAAACGTTATCACAAAGGTCAGCCACTTACGATGGAATCCAAGCTGGAGGATGATCTATGGATGGACAGTCTTGACGAGATAGAGTTATTAATGGAATTAGAGAAAGAGTTTGGCATATCGATCCCTGATGATGATCCCGGACGATGCCTTACCGTAAAGGACGTTGTTGATTATATAATCCGGAGGATGAAAGAATGAGACAATACAACGATTGGGAAGAGATCGACAAGGACACGAACGGCCTTGTCACCTCGCTAACATACATGGTACTTTTCGTTAACGACCAAGCGTATAACTACACGGTATCGCTCATGGAGGCCATTAGGAATAGCGAGCACTACAGGCATAACGCCAAACGGACGGCCAACGCTATCGAAAAAGAGATAGACGCTTATAACACGAACATCTTCCGGATAGCCAAGGCCAATAAGGAGGCGTTCGCCGAGATAACGCAAAGCATGGAGGAGGACGTACAGCCTCATATTGAGAGGTATTATTACACGATCAGCCAGATATTGCTGGATCACGGGGTATCGGGCTCATCTAACCGGATCGCATCCCTGTCATCCACGATAAACATGCTGGCGCAGATGTCTAGGATCACGATAAGCGATTTCGGCGACAGGATGCGGGGGATCGTCCCGTTGGCGTACAATCCCCTTTCCTATCTGGCACTGGACAAGGTGGAGTACCTGAGCGATCGGTTATCAAGTGAGGTCACGGGGAAGGACGTGAGAATAAACTTAAATGAGCAGCCCGGGATCGTGAAGGCGTTCACGGCGATAACGAACGCTATACTTAGGCCGGAGGTCTTTGAGAAGGCTTTTGACAGGGCGGGATAATTTTTCAAGGATTTTATTTGGCGTTTTGGAAAGAAGTGGTACATTTGCAGCGAACTTCATACACATAGGCAAGCGGAAGCCTGCCATATATAGCGGGCATTTTTTATGCTTGTAAGATCGTTGCATCTATATGATATAGCGGTTGTTTCTCCCGTGTGGAGCGTTAATGCGCCCACTGCCTATGTGGTGAAGTTCAACGGGTCGGAAGCAACCGCTTTTCGCTTGCCCTGCTAAATAGGGATGCAGCACAAAACTTTCCTGTAATGCCTAAAGAACTTCAAAAATGGCAGAAATTACAACAAACGTAGGGGCGTTAATCCCCATTAATGAGAGTAATGGCAAGAAAGCCGTTAGCGCAAGAGCTTTGTACGACTTTTTAGGTTGTACAGAAAGATTCCAGTCTTGGTTTGATCGGCAACTACAGTACGGTTTCGACGAAAACAAGGACTATGTAGGGTGTAAAGTATTTAACACCCTTGCGAATCAAGAACTTCAAGATTACGCAATGACATTAAGCATGGCGAAAGAAGTATCAATGATCCAAAGAAGCGAGAAAGGGAAGCAAGCCCGCCGTTACTTCATCGCTTGCGAGGAAAGACTGAAAGAAAGCAAATCAATTAGCCAATCCAGACCATCGTCCGTCACCCCGACAAAAGTCCGTGCCGGAATCGAATGGGTGAAAGGCGTAAGTGAGATGCTGAACCTCAATGACGTTTCCAAGTTGTCATTACTGGAGAAGGTAGCCACGCCACTTGGATTGCCATTGCCCGATTACGTGCCGTCAAAAGGAGTGATGAAGTCGGCTACCGATCTACTCAACGAGAAAGGTTACAAGGTATCACGGAATCAATTCTACAAAAGGGCTATCGAGCTAGGATATATCGAACGTATATCACGTAAATCATCTAAAGGCAAGATCAAATATTTCAACTCCATATCCAAGAAAGGACTCGAATACGGAGAGAATCAGATAAACAAGAACAACCCGAAGGAAACTCAACCGGAGTGGTATGTGGACAAATTCGATTCTCTTATGCTAGTATTGGGATTTTCAAAGATGGAGGAGTTGAACTATGCAGGCTAAAGAATACGATTTCACGTCCTTCAACGAGTTCATTAACAAGGTTATCAATCCATCGGAAATGTGCGAACAATTGACAGACCTTGTATTCAATTACTCATGGTGCATCAACGAGGAAACGGTGGATCGTTTCAAGGACGATATCGCCACGATCTATATGTTGCTAGGGGAGTTCAAGAAACTCGCAGAGCAGAACTAATACTTACCCGGGGTATTCCGTCCAAGGGATACCCCCTTAAATCAACAGGAGAAAATTAGCATGAGAAATAAAGAACTAATCGCTCTATTACAAGAGCAAGACCCGGAAGCGGAGGTAATGATCCGCACGTCCGATGGAGAGTATGAGTACGATCCGGTGGATGTAACATGGGACGAAGAGATAGAATGCACAATTATTCAGGAGGGGTAAATATGAAAAATGAAACAAAAATCCTCAATTTATTTGTCGGTAACGACAAGTATAGACCAGCATTAAACCAAGCGTTCAAGCAAGGGGACATGGTATGTGCCACTGACGCTATCACGCTTATAACAATACCTATATCCTTGATAGGTCTTAGGTATCCGTATCAAGACAAGCCAGATGTATCATCTGTGTTGAATATAAGGAAAGAATGCCATGAGATCATAGAATTGTCTTGGTTGAAGGAATTGTACGATGACGTTCCGATGATAAATGAAACGTATAAGTGCGATGCTTGCGCAGGTACCGGGATGGTTGATTATGAGTTTTGTTTTGATGATATAATCTATACAGAAGAGGAGGAATGCCCCGTATGTCGTGGAAATGGTCATTTAGGCGAGACTGAGGAAATGATAAAAGATCCCCAATATGACATTGACATACACGGGAATCCTTTTAAATCCGGGCGTGTGCTTAAAATGATAAATCTCATGAAGCTTATTGATATCACCTCTTGTGTTCTTGTTTCGAACCCTTCATCTGAACCTAACCTGTTTAGGTTCGAGAATGGGATAAATGTAATATTAATGCCAAGTTTTAGATGATATGAATCAGATTTGCACGAATAAAGAACAATCATCCCGGCTATTAGAGGCCGGGGTGAACCCGAAGACGGCGGACATGTATCTTGACGAGTTCGAATGTCCGGTCGCATTTGAATATAGAAGGATTGAAGGGCACGTGGGTCAAGATATGGCATTCCCGGCTTGGTCTCTATCGGCTTTAATAGACATGATGCCAAAATCGTACCAAGACGATATAGACGGAATGATTTATTACCTATCCGGAAATTTCGTTGAACTCATGTACGCATCGGACAAGATCGAGGATGAGGAAGGCGACAAGACTTATACTTGCGCAAACTCCTTCAACAAGGAGAACTTGATGGACAATGTGATTGACGCTATAGAGTGGCTCATCAAGAGAGGTCACTTGAATAAGAAATTCCTAACAGATAAATAAATATGAGCAAAGAATATAGAGTCGTAAGATACTTCGATGGTTATCCCGAATACACCATGTGTAAATGTGATACAATCGAAGAAGCGAGAGTTAAGCGCAAAGAGCATAACGATAAAGAGAACAAGCCTTATATCAGTTATCATATATTGGTAGATGGCGATGAGAAATTTAGTGGTAAATCCTATAGAACTGAATGATTATGAATGAACAGGTATTATCAGTAGAACAAATGCAACACCTTATTAAATTAGGTATTGACGTGAGCAGTGCAAGCATGAAGTTTATAAGCACCCATCCAAGTTGTGATTATAGCGAAGATGATGAAATCGAGTTTATACCAGTCTGTGTTAATTTTTATGCTAAACAGTATAATGAGAGTGGCAAGACATTTACCTTGCAAGATATGTTGGCTCTCATGCCAAAACAGATAGATGACTATACATTGAATTGGTACATATCAGAAATGATTTTCAGATATGATAAAATTGATTTATTTGGTAAGTTTGAGGTGTTAGAGGATTTATCGTTCTATTTCAACGAGAATGTAACAATCTTAAATGTAGCCTATGGTATGCTCTGTAAGCTTGCGGAATGTGGATATTTAAACAATAAGCATTAACAATGGAAAGAGATATTGATAAGAGACAGACGGTAGAAGAAGCGGCTCATTTCTTCGCTGAAAGCAGGAGTAGCGGTAGTGCATTCCCGGCGTATTATCAGGGATTTATAGCAGGTGCCGAATGGCAGGCAAAGCAATTACCGTGGATAAGCACAAAAGATAAGTTACCTGATGATGAAGATCTGGTAATAACTGGCTGCTGGTGTACTGATTATTTTAAATACTTACAACAGGGTTGGTATTGCAGAGAATGTAATGAATGGTATGATATTAATGGTGATAAAATTTGTGTTACCCATTGGATGCCTATACTCGATCTGAGGAATAGTATTAACCGAGCCTTCAAGGGAGGCTCATAATAAAAAGAATAGAAGATATCGCTTGCTTTTCCGGGAAAATTCGTAAGTTTGCGGTGCGAAGATTACACATAGGCACCGCAAGCGAGTGGTCCAGTAGAGAATGAGAGAAGTATAAGCAGCTCCCATAATCCGTTCATGTATCTCTACGATATGTGTGGTCTTCGCAAACTAGGATTATGAGGGGTTGCTCTTTTTTTATTCATCTAATGCGAAGACCAGATGAAGCAAACAATTCTTACAAGAGAAAGTAGCACCGTAGAAATCAGACGCTACTTCATGGCAGTACTCAAGCTGTCAAAATCAGATCAAGAGTTCCCCGTGAACCTTGACGAGGTATATCCTTTAGTGTACAACAAGAGATCGGATGCCGTAGATGTCTTGCAGAAAACATTCATGCAAGATATTGACTATCAAGTTTTGCGGCAAAATCCGCAAAACCCAAAAGGAGGAAGGCCAAAGATCGAGTATCGACTATCCGTGCCCTGCATGGAATTTTTTATCGCCCGGAAAATACGCCCGGTGTTCGAGGTATACCGGAAAGTCTTTCATACGACTGTAGCTAAAAACGCATCAATCCCATTGGAAAGCAAAAAGATCCAAGAACTAAAGAAGGATATCTCAATGTTAGAGAACCGTCTTAAATGGGCCAAGATCACCTCTCAGCAAGAAACCGATCTAAAGAACTCATGTTTCTTTTATCTCGTAGGAAAAGGTCTGTATACCGAATGGCACGAATGGAATCAAGAGCGTATAACCAAAAGGATCACGGAAGAGATCAAGAGATCACTCAACATTTAAATTTTAAAATCAGGTTATTATGGAATCAAAATTAATATTGTCAAAGAATAGTAGCGAGAATGAAATAAAACGTTATTTCAAGGCTGTTTTAAAATTAGCTCAATCTGATGATGAGTTTCCAATCAATCTTGACGAAGTTTGGCCATTAGTCTATTCTGAAAAAGGGAAGGCCGTTAGAGCATTGACTTCAAATGAACAATTTATTGAGGGGGTTGATTACAAGACGCTTGCCCAAAATGGCAAGCAAGATGAAACAAGCTGGGGAGGAAACAATAAGATTGACTATAAACTTACCGTTTCATGTATGGAGTTCTTTATAGCGAGAAAAGTAAGACCAGTTTTCGAGGTGTATAGGAAGGTATTTCACAAACCAACGGAACAAACGTTATCGCTATCCGACAAAATGAAGGCGGCTTCGTGGGCGGCAAAATTCCTAAACTTAAATGATAGCTCTAAATTGCTCATGGCAAAGCAGATACTCGATCCATTGGGTTTGCCTACCCCGGACTATACGGAATCCAAGGATCAATTATTGTCAGCCACTGAACTACTGGGAATTAACGGATTAAAAATATCCGCACAGGCATTCAACGCAAGAATGGCCGCAAAGGGGTTGTTAACGACCTTGCAACGACAATCCAGCAAGGGCATGAAGAAGTTCAAATCCTTGACAGCTGCCGGGCTTAAATATGGGGAGAACCAAGTAAACCCTAACAATCCCAAAGAAACACAACCTCTGTATTACGCTCATCTATTCAGTGGGTTATTAAGCGATATTGGACTATAACAGGCACATCAAGTGCCGTATCCGGGCCATCACCTCATGAAAGTTGACAGGCTCGAAATCCAAGGAATCCGTGAGGCGGTCTATCTCCCGTCTTACGGATTCCTTTTTCTTTTTATCTTCTTTTTTCTTTATCTTCCCTTTCCGGTTCGTTCTCACGAAGTCACCATCAAACTAATATTAAATTAATCATGAACAAAAAACGTCAGCCCTTGTTATTCATATAACGCATTCATTCTATTATCAGAGGTTTCTCGGGCGTGAGCCATGGAAGCCTCACCAAATTCTATAAAACCCGCCTATCCCGACATATGGTGACAAGCCATTCTTACCGATCCCATAACCTGCTATAACTCCTATTCCCCATCTACGTGGGGAGATCGTCTTGGTTATATACTCAGTCTTACGATATACATCGATGTAATCGAGATTTGGCTTGTAGCCCGAAATCGACAGTTTATAATCATCCGTCTTGTACTCCTTTTGAGTTATCGGTACCGGAACATATACAGGTTCCTTTACCGTGTCACCGTCCAACGTGATATAAACAGGGAACGGCTCCGGTATCGTCCGCACCAATGTCTCATAGACTGGGTACGGAATGCTGTCATGTATCGTGTCAACATAAGTAAACCTGTCGGTCTTATGTATTTGATTGCCATCCACATCCCCCCGGATATGGTAGCCAGCCGTGAAACTGGCTACCAAGCACACTAGTATTAATATTACTTGCCAAGGTTTCATATATTGCGATACTCCTCCTCGGCATTAAAACACGGACACATCTTCATCCACTCGTCCGGTTCAATCTTACCGTTACCGTTAAGATCCGGGGATAGGTCACGATGACCGCAGATCCTACTATCCGGGAACTGTACGACCAAATCCAACAACAGCCTTATAATCGACTGTCTCTGTGCCTCCGTACGTGTATCATCCGGATTCCCGTCCGGATCAAGACCACCCTCATAGCATATTCCTATACTGTTCTTGTTATATCCGGTCACATGAGCCGGAATCAATTCCAATGGACGCATAGATACTATCTCCCCGCTCTTCCGGATATAATAGTTATAACCCGCGGAGTTGAATCCTCTCGCCTTGTGGTCTCTCTCTAATTGCTCAGGGGTATAATCCTTATCTACCCTAGTGGCCGAACAATGGATCACGATCAAGTTGATTTTCCTGTTAATCGTTCTCATATCAATTATTTTTTATACTTTTATGCGCTTTGTTAACCTTGCTATCCTCCCTTGCGAAAGACAGGAAGCTAAAATTTATCCGGCTCCCCTATCCTTTTGGATCTGGGGAGCCTTCTTTATCGCAATCTTTATCCTCCTTATCCTCACTATTTATATTGTTCTCGATAGGAGGATTCCTATTGGTACATTTCAAATCTCTGCATTTAAGTACTTTGTATACCGCTATCTGGGTTGTAAGACGGTTATTCTCGTCACGAAAATGTCCCTGATCGTCGTATAGTTTATCTATAAGATTGCTCAAACCTTTCTTTTCCTCCTGACTTTTGATATACAATTCCTTCCATTGCTCACTCGCTTTCGTCTCATTCTCCAACTCGGCCGATTTCCTCTTTTGCGGAAACATCAGCACTGCTCCAAGACCACCTCCTCCAACAAAGGTTAATACGGCGGTTAACATCATCGTCCAATCCATTCTTCCGATCCTTTTTTTTTAATTAGTTAAACAACCACTATGCTCTCATCCTCTCTCGCCGCCTCCCACTCGGCGAAATCGCTATCCACACGGTCTTTCAACGCCTTCCTTTCGTTAAGGAACGTCTTATAAGACTCCACGTATGACAAGTCCAGTATGCCCAGCTGGGCGGCGTTGTAGTCGTTCAGCTTCTTTTGCTCCACGTCCTTGTCCCATAGGGCGTTGATACAGGCCTCCAATATCTTGTTGGCCGTCAACGTGGGCCATACCCTGACCTCGTTGTAACTATAGGAGATCACGGGGGACATATCGTCACCCATCTCCCTTGTCTCCTCTCTAACGTCCCACCGGTACAGGTAGGAACCGTCACCATCCTTCTCGACAGTGATAGGCACTGTGTCGCTATATGTTCTTTTCATATGTTATCGTTTAATAGTTACTAAAAAATCCTCGACGTGAGACGTGCGGCTACGCCGACGTTTTACGAAATTCGGGGAAAAAGCAAAGGCGTGACCCGACGTTACGAGGCGCAGCGGAAGGCGCATAACCCGTATCCACGCTAGCGAGGCCCGCAGCCGACCCGTTGCCCGCGCTACCGCCAACCAGCACCACCTGCATGCGGTTAGCCGATGTATTGGTGTAGTAATAGTCGCACCAGTAGGTAGAGGAGCTACCGCCGACCTCCGTGGGCACTATATCGCCATCTTCCCCAAGCAACATCTTCTTGGCATAACCGTTTGTACGGCAGATATTGCCTTTCTTGTCATAACCGGTATAAGAGGTGTCGCTGAAATTCGATGGGTCATCGGTAGTCCATAATATGGATAATCCCGCATCGCCCGTGGTGACCTGCATATTGGCCCCGTCAGTGTATTTCCAGATGTGTCCGAACGGATTCTCTATGCCACGATACCTGTTAGCCATCAACGTGGCGTGAGTACCGCCGGAAGCGTTCTTCACCACATATGCCTTCTCTCCCGAGCCGTTCCCGAACTCGTTGGTATAGCCGCATGGGATAAGGGGGTTGACGTTGTTGAAGTTAGTCCAATCCTTCATTTGCGTTGGTCCCGGACCTAGGCCACCTTGGGCGAAACCGTTAGCGTCCTTCTGGGCGTTGAAAGGCTTCTGGCTGTCCAGCGTGGCGTACTCGACGGCGAATAGCCAGAACAGGGTCTTGTGGGCGTTGTAGGTGTACATCTCCCACCCGCTGCCACGTTTCCTCGCGGCTTGCCGGAATTGGTCTCGGGTGAGGTTGGTGACGGGACGGCCTAGCAAGGAACGGTAGGTTCCGTCCCATTCGGCGGTGTTGTCACCACCACGATATTCATTATAAGTTGAATCAATACCCAGACGAGACATAAGAAGATCTTTGCTTCTGTATATTGTAGCCTCATATGAACTTATAAAAAAATCATCCACGTATTTATATCCTGGTAATGGGATTGCAGATATCATGCATCTAAACTTGGTACCATTGAAGTAAAATTTATACCAATGTCTAGGTATCATTGTCATTATTGAAAAATTTTCAGGTTCACCGGAAGCTAGTTGAACGTCTGGATCGCTCCATTTGTTACCAAGATAAGCGTTTATCCCCCCATTATTATCTAACACGACTCCTCTCATCCCGCTTTGGATAGGCAACTCCCGATGTAGTTGCATATTACCCACACGCTTCCCGTCCGGGCTTGACGAAGCCATGTCCCACTCTACACCGTAGGCGTACCGTTCCTCGATGTCGGGGATGTCCTCCCATGCCGGGGTCCACTCGGTGGAGAGGTCGCCGTACTCTAGCTTGATCTTGTGAATGGTGGATACAGAGTTATTACTACCTCCAATAGGAAGTGTATGTATTCTTAAAAAGGTATTATTTACTTCATTTCTTGCATCCCAATTAACCGTAGTATGTCCTTCCCCATCAACGAGTATTATAGTTGCATTAGTATTAGAGGACGTTTTGCCATCAATAGTAAAATCACTACCACTGTTATAAAGGATAAATCCAGTACAATTCTCTCCCAATTCTCCCCATATAGTAACAGTCACTTGTGTACCATCTGGAATCTTCTCCGCCAACCAATAATCAGCGATATTGTAATTCGAGTTACTTACCTCCTTCCCCGATCCCAACAACAGATTCCTCCCGTACACGGGCAACTTGCGGTACTTACCGTCGGCCATCAGAGACTTATCCTTGTCTCCCTTGGTCTCCAGCGTTATCGACACGTCCGGATCTTCGTTTTTGGCCTTGGTTGGCGTTATGGTTATCTGGCCGTTAGACGGGGTGGATGTGACAACGGGCTTTAACTTATCAACGTCCGTCCTTAGACCGGTGACCAGATTCCGGATATCCGTATCGTCGTAATTATCCAATCCATCCAACTTACCCTTATCTTTGTCAGTATAATTATTGTCCGTATGGACGTAATTAGCGTCCTTTACGATGTGATCGTCATTTGTTAATTGGGATGTCTTGGTTGGGATCAAAGCCGTTATCTCCGCACGCAAGTCATTGAGAAGACCGGTTAGGGTTTCCTTATCAGTAATACCCTGCAAAAAAAGCTCGATCTCATGGAAGGTATCTATAGCGTCGCTCGCTCCATCACCCAATAACGTGTCGATATCCGCCTTGATAGAGGCGATCTCACTCCTGACCCATTCATCATCATAGTTGGATAAGCCGTTGATCTTAGATAACAGCTCATCCGTAAGGTCGTTTGTGCTAAGTCCCTTCCCTTTGATCTTCTCGACAAACCTATCGTCAATCTGTCCGGACGTGTAATAACCTGACAAGATACTCGTGACCTCCGCAAGTATTTGTTTTTTCAAATCCAGCAACACTCCGGCCATATCCTTATCCTCTGTCATACCGGACAAGAACTCCACCACCTCCTGCCATCTGTTGATGATATTGTCCGCGTCCGGATCTCCCGTTATAAACGTGGACAGATCGGAAGCAACTTTCCTTATGGCCGTGTCAAGATCCCCCTCTACCTCCTTCGCCCTGCTGATCTCGGAGGTTAAAGCCTCTCTTAACGCCGTGTCATCGTAATTACTCAATCCGTCGAGCTTTTTCAAAAGAGCGTCCGTCAAGTTGTTATCCGTATGCGTGTAATCGGCATCGGTTACGATATTATCCGGGAGAATGGGTATCCCTAACTCCTCTAGGGACTTATCCCCGACCAACTCAACCCCGTTGATCCGTGGTTTATTGGTCATACTTTCATAATCTCCGGTCCCTACGGCAGGAACGGAGATATCTCCCGTTAGCCTTACCGTTGTCACCTTGACGCTGCCACATCCCGTATCTCCACCTACGGAGCACGACCGTGGGATAAGACGGAACGCATCGCAAGCGTCTACGGTGTACATGCCCTCCTTCCCTTTGTTCTCGATAAGAGTCAGCGTATAGACACCGTTATAATCTTGGTCTTTGCCTAGGTAGGTGAATCGTATCACGTTATCCCGGAAGTGGAGGTCTTTTACCTCCATCTTCCTGTAACCATTGGTCATGAAGACGCTAATGTTCTTGCCATCCAAAGACTCGGGCTTACCGTCCCGGAAGATGGTCCATTCTATATTGATGTCGTTTCCTATGCGAATAGCTTCCATATTATTGAAGGGTGAAGGGGTCTATTATTTTAAAAGATTCTCCATCTCCATTGGACACAATAATCTTTCCTTGGCAACTCTCGGAGATTTGAAAGACATAGTCTGATCCAGCTTTAAAAGATCCTAATACCGTACATCCTTTAAGAGAACCTGAAATTTGGAGTCTAGCCTGTCCTTCGATGTTAAATAGGTTATTAGTCACCATTAAATTTGCGCCATTCAATAATATATCTACATAATTATTTACCGTATTACCGCTAACTTCCATAGCGACATCATCTATATTAAGTCCATATCTCATATCATTAGTATCTATTTTTGAGTTAACGGTTCCTTTAACAGCTATGAAAAAAGACTTATTTGAGCTATTTTTCTTTATCCTGGCAGAACCTATCGATGGTTTTGCCACACTAAGGACATACACAGCAGTATTGGTTATACTATCAAGAATATATATTTCATTATTCATTGCCTTGCCATCCAAGGAAGCGTCCATAACCGAATCCTCGCTAATGCCATTATATGAATTTAAAAAAGTAAAAGTAAAAAACGGTACAGGACCATTTGTCACCTTTTTAAAAATATTTGAGTCTATTTTCCATTTTATGTTCTTAAAATCAAAATCAGCCTCATTTCCATATTCGTCTATAAGCCTATAAATATATCCTTTCCCACTCTCATGAGCGATTGGATACGATTTAGTATCATTATTGATATCATACCATATTTCCCAAGATCCTAGGTCTGATCCGGCGAAGTAATCATCACCTTCACGCATTATGGCAGATGCTTTACGTTCTAGTTTATTGGAAGATTTAGCCGTGACGATAATGTCAAAAGGTTTCTCCGCTGAAACAGCCTTGTATTTATCATTTACTTTAGTTACATAATCTGTGATCCTGTACTTGTTCCCTGCGACAAGAGAGCTTGCCTGAATCAAAGATACTATCTCCTGATAGGTTACAGAAATCATTGTTGAGCCGCCAGAACCAGCCAAATCATATTCTTGCCCATTTACATTTATTTTTCTGATTGTTCCCATATTTTTATTTATTTGATTGTTAATACTCCATCAGCAACCGTTGTTTGCGAATCGGAAATAAAAAAGGTTTCACCCGACACTTCCGCTTGTATATTTTTAGTAAAAACCAAAACACTACCTGAAACAAAAGCCTTTGTTATCCCAACTCCGGACTGTAACAAGGCTAACAAATCCTTTATCTGATTAGATTGCTCATCTATAATAGCCTTAAGCTCTTCGTTATTATTATTAAATTTATTGTTTAAACCTATAACTTTCGAATCTGTAGCATCATTTATCCTATCTTCCAAGCTAGGGATTAATACAGTTCCATCTTCCAATATAGACAAAGCGTTTTCTCGCGAGTTATCATCACGTCCTATCCCATAGGAAAACAGCACATTTTTATTATTTAGTGTTGGCTTATTAAAACGACCAAAAGAAACGCCATAATCCGAATTTACAAGCAGCCACTTCCCATGACAAAACGCCAACCTTGCAGGGGCTATATTACCTATAGTGCAATACTCTCCTCCTACATGCGAAAAAGAGCATCCCGGATAAACCTCATTACTATATCCTTCCACATGAACACAGAAGTTTTGGTCTGTATATTCTCTCCCCGAAAACAGAACATTATTGTATCCTTCCACATGATTTGCCTTATGTACTATTGGGGCACTATGTGAATAATATAAATCACCGCATATATTATTATATCCTTCTACGTGGCTTGTGTTATCACAAATAAAATTGTTACATCCCTCGAGGTGGCTTCGGGTGCCAATTGAAATGTTCAGAGCGAACTTCTCTCGTATAGATACAGCGTCAAAAAATAATGAGTGCTCAATATTTTCAGAGTTATAGACTCCGTAATCTTCTATGAAAGTCCTTAAAGACTCTCCACTCGTATCAAAAATAGGCCGATCCGCTATGCCTCCTACGGTATTTTCAATAAAATAAGGCTGGGTGCCTATTGATCCTCCTTCTACATGCGAACCATCCCCTAAACAATAAGAATATAATCCCTCTACATGCGATTGCGCTCCTAAGCACCATGTTCCCCTGCCCTCGGCGTGACCCTCGCTAGCGAACACATTCGTTTTGTAACCCTCCGCATGCGCCCTAGGACCGGTAGCGTTGGTATTCATACCCTCTGCGTGGGCGTAATTTCCTGCCGCCTTGTTATTCTCATAGTCATTGAATATCTCGGCGTTCTTGTAACCCGAGTAGTTTTGACCTACACCAAAGGCAAGGCTGTCCAATTCGATAAAATCCCCGTTTGCGCTTTTATCAACGGAGGATTTAAAAATATAATATCTATCGGCTATGATATTATCCGTAGGGACAAACACGTTCCCCGCCCCATTTCCGTCTTGGCCGGGCTTGCCTTGTGGGATACCTAAATCCAAAGCATAAATAGGTACACCTTCTGGGGTCTCCCCTCTCAAGACAAAGCCAGCCGTTGCCGAGCTATTAAAAGGAAGGGTGGAGACCGTACCGATAGAGACGACCGGAGGATCTCCCGGAGTTCCCTTCGGACCGGTTAGCAAGGATAATTCCACCAACACATTCCATCCGGGATTTCCAACATACCTCCATTGGATATCCGTAGACGAAGAGGCTAGTTCTATCTCCCTACCGTCAAGTCCCTTAAGTATAGCCATGGGGACTCTCACTAATTCCTCCTTAGCGGAAATACCGGGCAAAGATGACACGGAGGATATAGAGTCAATCTCCTTGAACTGACTTAAATCCTTGGACTCCTCCGCTAAGATCTTTTTACTCTCAGCGGCGATCGCACGTAAATCCTCGGGCGTTAGAGTAAAGCCGGAAGACAATGTAAGATCCCCTACAGCCATATTATCATATGTTATTCTTGTTTAAGGAAAATATTTGCCGCATCGTCTATCACGGTTGACAATATAGCCTTGCAGTCTTCGTCCGAGACTCCATCTTCCAAGACTATCGATTTCCTGCCTTTGTCCACAATGTTTACATAACCGAACCTAAGCTCTCCTTTTTTGACCGAGGCCAATACCTCTGTTACCTTTTCGCCCGCATTCCGTGTTGTCTCATAGGAGATATCATAATCTCCTACCGTGTTTTTGTATTTGCTTCTCAATACAGATGATAATGTTGATAGTGCCATGTTAATTTCCCCTTTCTATAATGTTATAAATTTGCCCATACGCTCCAGGAGGTAAGAGTAATGCCACTTTTTTGATCAATGTAGCCTCCTCGATTGTTATATCCAATTCTCCGTTAGCTTGCCTTAGCTTCAGATACAGTTCAAATGCTTGTAACTTGCTACGCGAATCATCTTCATCACGCCCTGTCATGTGGATATATTTGCCATCAAATAATCCTTGGCAAAGGACCTCGTCTATCATTTGATAACGTTTCTCCTTTTTCTCTCCGGCAGGTACCCACTCAAAGGCTTCTTCGCCTTGAGAATTCTTAAATGCTATGTGAAAATTCACTTTCATAATTATTATTTTTATATTAGGAACTTCTTCTTATCTCTCCAGTATTTGTATGTATTAATAAAGGCTTCCAGTAGGAACTTTCTGCCGTCGTACTTAAACCCTTAAACGTTATACCTCCTTCTGTATACAATGCCATGGAATCACTATTATCCGCTATTCCAATCAAAGCCGCCCCTTTTCCGGAATGAGATTCTACATGCCCGGCATATATAAAGGTAAAAACTTGTCCAGCATCGTACATGCGAATAAAAGCGTCGGCATCATCTGTCTCAAGGCTTTTATAGGACATTATCTTAAAGGCTCCAATAGTCCCCTCTGTTGCCGCCAACTTCTTAGCATACAAATTATTCACATCAATCATAGAAGTAGCGATATACCCATTAACGATGATTGTCTTATCTTCCAATGCTTTAATAATGTCATTCTCTTTGACCCAACCGGGAAGTAACTCGACCGATGTATTGGCTTCCTTCGCCGCATTTAAAGCATTTGTGGCGTCTGTAATGGCTTTAGTCGCCCTGCTATAAGCCGATGAAGCAGTTGAGTCTGCGCTATTCGCTATGCTATAGGCATCAGAAGCTTTCTCATAGGCTTCCAAGGCTTTATCCAAAGCATCCCCGCCAGCCGCATCCACCTTATCCTGTAAAGAGGAGTCTAAATCTGAATAGGTAACGGCTCCCACAAGATTGATCCTATTCGATTTAATGGTGGTTGTCGTTGCCGTCTGGTTGATATACGATATGATATTATCGCCGTTTTCCAAGCTCTTGGCGGCGAACAACGTATTTCCCTGCGTAGTGTTGATCCATCCCGCCGTGTCTATCTCATTCCTTATATTATCCACCCTCGTTGATATGGCCGATATTTGCCCAGCGGTAATATTCAATTGAGAATCATACTTGGTATACACCTTACCTGTTTCCTCATCCACATAATCCTTCGTTGCCGCCAGCTTGATAGACTCTTCTGTTTGCTCTATCCTTGTCTCCAACCTGATAATGGCATCCGCCAAGTTATCGATAAACAAGGAAACACCATAAATCAGTATTTCCCCATCGAAAGATATACGGAAATCGCCACGTTCGTCCCATTTCCCCGCTTTCGAAAGCTTACGATACGAGGATGATGGTTCCAAGGACATGGAGACATAAAGGCTTGATCCCTCGAAACCTGCGGTCAATATCCCCGCCTTAACAACCCGGTAATGTAATGAGAAGGAATAGTCATACTCGGTCGCCTCGGTCTCATGTGACGGTATGTTTATAACGTCATTCCGCTGGAGGATATACGAGTCACTGATACGTAAGACATTTCTGTTGCCGTCTTGATAAATATCTGAAACTCCCCTCTTCTCTGACAGGAAAGAATCATTGGCGTAAATAAACGATCCGTCATGTCCCCAAAAACTTATTGAGTTCTCTGTCACCCAATAGTCCGTATTTTGGGAGAATGAGCTATTTTTCAATATATTGCCCGGCTCTAATGATATATCGTTCCTGATGCCTTCGATTGAACTCTCGAATTTCCCGTTCATTATGGAAAATTCCTGCTCGATCGTATTACCTGTATCAAGGATGTAGGTCGAATTTTCAAAGTAAGCCCCGTTACCGTAAATCCCCCAAACACCGGTCAAATCTATACCGTTTTTGGTTCTTATCCCGGAAAGATTTCCGATACGTGCCTTGGTCGCGTTATCGGGGTCTGTCTTCATCCCATACACGACATCCATATATGGAGCGCCGATCTCGTCGATCGTAGTAATCTTGACAATACCCTTTCTGGTAGAATCAGCCACGCTATCTATACGGGTTAATACATCTCCTTGCGCAATGTCGGCTTTATCACCGGCAAAGTTGACAAACGTAATCCAGTCCAAGCGATCTTCACCGTCCGATAAATTACCGATGCCGACTTGATCAACCCGAAGTTCGTATTGCTTGATGATATTGTAATCATTCTCCCCTGTCGGCATTCCCCCAAAATGTTGGACCATCAATATATCCCCCGAACGGAACGGATTGTAGAGCACGCCGTTCCCCGTGTCCAAGTAAATCCTTCCGGTCGCATGGTCGTAATACTCCACCTTCATCATCCCTGAGAATATCACGTTGTCGTTTTCGCCACGAAGCTGAGAGACGATGAACTCATAGACCCGGAGACTGCCTCTCACATTTATATCGTCTATCTCTAAACGGAATTTCTGTTCCTCTACACCAGCCGAGTTAACCCGTTTATATGGAGCAATATCCCAACCGAAGCCATTAGGGAAACCGGATATAAACGTATGGGACCCCACTCGTTTCTTGAATAAAACATTCCCACGGAACCATGACTCATCAAATATGGCACGACCATCGGCCTTGATCTCCCAGCCCTTGCCATCCATGCCGTCAAGGAAGATGGAGGAGCCTATCTTCTTGTCGAATAAAATATCCTCATGGGCGATATCGGGTATGTCCTTACGAAGGTAACGTTTGTCGTTATCCTGTTTTACCTTGTTTATCTCATATAATGTACGGAGAGCGGAGAAAACGTTCTCGTCCGAGGCGGCGGTAGTATCCTCTTTCTTTATGATATACACCCCTAAAGAACCACTACCTTGGTTGACGTACGTGTTATCCTTATATTGGATATTCTCCAACTTACGCTCCAATTCCCCCAACCGGGAGTAAGCCGCGCTCTCTCCTACCGTATAGGAAGGCGAATCATATGGGATATCAAGCTTTTTCTCGAAACCCAATACCCTAGATTCCCGCCCATTCTCAAAATAGGCCTTATTGATAAGCCTGACACGCTGTCCTACGGATAGATCAATCGCCTTTTCCGGGTTCAATATACCATTATTCTCATCGTAGCCGGAAGCGTAGTATGAGTTAAGGACGCATGTGTAAGTGGAAGGGTCCGACACGACCTTAGCCTTATACTCTATCGTCCTTCTCAGCAATTCCTCTTCCGCCTGCGGGATAAGGGTGTCACTTACGTATTGCGTGTCAAAATTGTATAGGATATATTTGTTCCCCGTCCCCGGTATAAGAGGGCTTTCCGGCAATGTCTGGCCATAGGAGTCATTACGGACTATCTCGAACACCTGAGCCTCCGGATCATCCTCCGGCAGTCCTTCCGGGTTGAATCGCAAGGCGAAATCCATGCCTGACAACGGCCCCGTCTGAAATACGACACGAAGCTCTTTGCCGGGAAGCACGTATTCTTCGGAGAAGGACAATCCCGAGTCCTTGAACCGGTAGACGGTGAATGTCTCCGATGTCCCGTCCTCGCCCTCCTCCGTGACCTCCTTCGGTATCACCTCGGTTATCGTACCTATCTTACGAGGGTATATATCGTCGAATATAACGACCGCCTCCACTATTTGATCCTCGGTCAATCCCTGTACCACGTCCACGTAGGGGGTTCCCTTAGGAAGCATGAGGCGTTTTTGCACCACCCCTTGCACCACCGTACCGGATTCCCCCTTGCGATAGCCCGAGGGGATATTTCTCGTTGAGCCGAAAGCGTACAGGCGTGTGGCGAACAGGTCTTGGCTTTGGCTCCTTGACATGGACGCTACCTGCCTACCTATCTCCAGATCTACGGGATCGCCACGCTCTATCCTACCTATATATATCTTGTCACCCTCTACCCACCACTCGCACTCCCACGCCTCGGCAATCTTGGTAAGGGCATCCACGATATTCGTGCTGTCGTATTGCACGAGCTTGGCGACAGCGTCAACGGAGCTATCGACAACGGCTTGGTACTCCTTACCGTTATACCTGAATCCCAGAGATCGCAAATTGGATACGACAATGCTTAGGTGGGCCTCCGGAGCACGTGTAAGGCTCCATGACGCTTCCTTGTTACCTTGCCTATCGTAAAATAGGATATGATTCTTCCATCGGTAATAATGCGAGTCGAATCGCACGCTATAGTCGTATCCGCCTGTGGATGCGTTGAATGTCGGATATGTCTTGCCAGTTACGTAGAAAACGCTACCTTCATAATCGATATTGTCTCCGATCTCCAGTTGTACCGGATCGGACAAGGAGAACACGAGGTTCACATAGTCCTCTTTCATCAACTCAAACCGACGTACCGAACCCGTCCCTATCGATACCGACAACTTGACTCTACCAGATATGTCCTTAATCTCGATCATGAACTCAAAGTTCACGCATATAAGGGGGATGGCAAAAAATCAAGCGGACCTAAAAAAAACAATGGCGGGATTGTTGTAATTTTGTTGTATGGGGTAAAAAAAAAAAACCCAACCCCC